ATTAAACCAATTGCATATGCAAAGCCGCTAGCAATACCAATCATAGGGGTAGCAATAAAGCTGCTAATAATCATAGCCGGAATAAAGGCAATAGCAATAATCTGTCGAGCCACATACTTGTTAGTAAGTCGTACTGTTAAGTCAGTAGCAACTACAATTAGAGGAAAAACAAACATTCCCCAAGTAAAGTTAAGATCAAGTACAGGGATAACTCCACTAAACTGTACTACATAGTTTGCCAAAGCAATGATTACAAGATGTAGACCAACCAACTTTACAATAAGTGATTTGTCTTCATCTCCAAAGTTGAAGTATTTTTTAATTAGTTCCATTAGTTTTTCCTTAAGCTAAAATTTGTTGAGCATGAGTAAGAGCTTTCTCATACGGTACAGGTCCTGTCTCATCAGCATAGGCAACTGGATCAGGACGACCTAGTTTAATAAATGCTTCAAGACGTTCTACAGAAGATGAGCTCTTATAATCAGAATACCAAACACCATTATGCTGCATAGGCTTATATGAAGTATTAGTACGTTTATACACTTCATCAAAATCTAAACCTAACGCATCACATAGTACTTGACCATCCTTTAAGATATCAAACTTATCTAGTTCTAGGTAAGGAGTGAAATAAGTTACCTTATCTGCATCCCAGTTACCTTCACGGAATGCATAATCATCAGCATCACGAAATTCCTGACGACAATCAGGATATACTGCATGATCACCAGCATGAATGCCTAGAGCGATAGCAGTTTCTTCACCTGTATCTTTAACCACAGAAAGAGCAGCTGCTTGCACAATAGAAGCAAAGATCTTATTACGGTTAGGTACTACAGTTTCTTTCATCGTCTCTTCTTCATAATGACCCTCTGGTACCTCAGCACCTCCAGTAACTAACGTAGAAGATAGCAATGATCCTAGTCCATCTAACTTAATAGGCTGATATCTGATTGTATGCCCATGCACTGCAAGATAGTATACTAGTTCTTTAGCACGTTCTAATTCACAGACGTGCTTCTGTCCATAATCAAATGACAAAGCTGTTACATTACGTGCGCCTACCTCTTTGATAGCACGCAATAGTAGAGTAGAGGAATCCATTCCTCCAGATAATGATACAACGATCTTTTTCATTTAGTTCTCCAATATGAAAGCGGTGTGTTGTTTAAAGTGGTTAGCTTTCATGAACCACTATTGCCTCATAGTCTTTGAGGTAAGAGTTACAGCATCGCTAATAGGATGCTTTAAGAGTAAGTCAAAGCTTGATGCTCTAATAGGATTAATATCAATACCACCTCTACGTGTATAGAGACACGCGACAACAAGCTCTGAGGGGTCTAATAAGTCACTTAGACGTTTGTATACACATTCACAGATCTCTTCGTGGAAGTGATTCTCTTTACGCATTGATACAATATATTGCAATAGAGAATCTGGAGTAGGTACTTTATCCCCTTTTGCATATACGTATATATCTCCCCAATCAGGTTGATTAGTAACTCTACAATTAGAGCGCAGAGAGTTAGAAACATATTTACAAGAGATACCCTCATCATCATAATGTAAAGTAATAATATCTGGATCTTCATTATAGTGACTAAAGTCAATATGTTCAACGTCTACTAACTCTTCTAGTTGAGTCCAGCTACCAGCCATAGGTTTAGCATAACCGAAATCATCGTTGATATGTAGAACTACATTAAGATCTGATTCATCTTCACATTTAAGAATCTCTACCATATCGTTCCAAATAGTCTCTTCTACATTCATAGTAGCTGCCGTAACAGTAGACCCCATCTTAGCCATATTAAAGGAGTTTAAGTATAGCTTAGCTGACTTAGACTCAACAATATTCTCTGAATTAGAAGCGTATGACCAACGTAGCCAACCAGAGATAGGAAAGCCGTTATCTAATAAGCAACTGAACTCATAAGAGTTCCAAGTATCAATACCGTGAAACTCATCACCAGCTAAGTCGTATTGAGTGCGATTAAGATGACGAGGAATACCAACAAGCAGAGTTTTATCTACTTCGTCAGGCGTCTCATAGCGCATCATAGTCTTACCGTCAGAAGTCTTACCTAAGACTTTACTAGCAATTTGTTCAATTTCATCCATCTTTAGCTCTTTCCTCTTCAATAGCTTCTTTAGCAAACGTTAAGAACGTTATAGCTTTATTAATATCTAACAACACATCATCCTTCTGACCTAAACGCCAGAGATACTTAAATGCTTGATAGCGATTATAATCCGTATACGGATCATTCTGATGCTCTTCACATAGCTGCTTGATAACTTTAATACACTCTACATGACCCTCTTTCTGACTATAATGACTAGGTCTAGGATCACCAGACTCTTCTACTTCACCTTTAAATATTTTCAATTACTTTCCCCTTTAAAAACTCTGCCCACATATCTACAGATATATCCCGAAGACGATCTACTAGAATATCTTCATCTTCATCACCTTGCATATCATATGTATTATATGATAGAATCTCACCAGAGTCAACTTCTTCTGTAACTTTATGAATAACACATCCAGTAGATGGTAGATTAAGATCCAAAGCTTTACGTTGAGGATCCTTACCTTTCAGTTCTGGGTACTTTACAATATCACCAGGATGACCGTTATACATCTCTACAGTCAACATAGGCATAATACGTAGATATCCATGCAAGGTAACAATCGAAGTACCTTTCCAAGTCTGCAACATATTTACATTCTCTTGAACAAACTTAGGAAGAGTATCTGGCTTCTCGATAAAGACAGATGAACGACTACGTAACTTAGGATGCCAACTATCTTTCTTTTTATTATCAGTAAAGATAAACTCAGGCCACGCGCCGATAGCTTCTGCTATCGCTACGATTTCTGAACCAGACTGACTAAACAGCGCTATCCACGGTTGCTTTTCCATTACACATCTCCCTAAACATATGAATATTATATTCGATATCATCCCAACATGCAACTACATCTTCATCAATTAGAGTAAAAAGTTTAACAGATTCTTTATCATTCAATCCATAATCATTATAGCGAATACCTTTCATACCATGAATAACAGGGTTAGAAGTATCCATAGAGTCAATCCATTTATGATTCTGATACTCAGTAAACTCCTGAGGTAGACCACAACCTAATAAATGATGAGGTTTATCTTGATTGATAATATCATCACGTAGCATATCCGCAATTACTTTCTGACGTCCACACATCATCCTATAATACTTATTACCACCACTCAGGTCTTGGAAGAACGGATGATTAAAGGACATCGCTACTTTATCTACACGGGAGTCGTAAGCCATATAACGATAACAAGCAACAAGCTCATCATAAGTACTCCCTTGAGCGACACCAATAACCTTACCAGGAAGATCAGGATATGTAAGCATAAAAGAATCAAAGCTATCAATAGTAGCATTTGCATTATCGAGTACGTCAGGGACGATATACCAATCTGGTTTGAGCTTAACGACCCAGTCAGCGTATGTGTCAGATTCAAAAGCTGTTCCCAACTCGAAGATTGAGTTATCAAGGAGGACTTCTCTTCCATCTTTCTTAGCCTTTACAAACGTGTTATAATACTCTTCGTTCTCTTCAAATAGATGAACTAGTGCGTAATCATAATCGGTTAATACTTGTACCCTGTCAAAGATACTAAGCGGTGCTTCATGAGCTATCTTCATTACCATACCTTAAAACTAGTTTTTACAAAATCAGGTAACTTACGAATATTAATAATGTAACCTGATCTTGTCATTATATACGATTCTTTATTATAAGTCAACCAGTCATCCATTTCGTTCTTGTCATAAAGAACATAATGATCACCTTTAAAACTTACATTCATAACATATTGATTAGTATATTTGTAACTCATAAAATCTTTAGGAACAGTTACATTAAAGCTCTTAGTAGATTTATCATAAGAAATAGAGCTCCAACCTCCTTTAATTTGTAATGAATTCATAGACCCGTCTTTACCGATAACATGAAGATCTACTCCTTCACGCTGACGAATAGGGTCTTCTCCGTAATCAATAACCCCTCTAGCATCAAATAGATTATCTTTACGAATATGGTTAATAGCCTCCTTTTCGTAAAACACACCCTTTGCTCCAGATGTACCATGCTTTTCAGTTAGATCACGTTTAAAAGCTTTCCATACTAAATTTTTTACATCTTCACTATAAGGCGCCTTTACCGTGGTAAATTTGTGTTCTGTAGTATCCATACATACATCCTCATCGTCAATTACAAATTCTATATCAACATTATAGTCTAACATTTTACTTTCATTCCTTCACCTGATAATAGATAATCAGTAGCCATCTTATCGAGTTTAGATGCACTTTGTATCATATCTACTTTTACATTAAATAATTTTTTAGTTTCTTTCTTAGCATGAGAAGATTCAATAAGAGCTTTCATAGCTATCTTCTTTGCTTCTAAAGAGCGTGCTACACAAACAGCTGTTACTTCATTTGTAAGATCCTTAGCCATTAGATATACTCCACACAGCCATCTTCAAAGATAAGATCTACCTCTTCATCAGTTAATTGACCAGATACAACCTCTACTTCGCAAAGAGTATCACCATAATCAAAGTACTGATCTACAGAAGCAACGATTTCACCCTCTTTGATAACGTCAAAGCGTGCTACGTTTTCTTCGATGTCGCGGTTAAATGATAATTGCATAACTATTCTCCTTCATTTGATATAATAGTTATACCATATAGTTAAACAGAAGTCAACAGTTATTTACACTTCTAGGTCAATAAATTGTCCTTGAGTTTCTCCTGGGCTAACAGTAGTTCCATCCTTATCATATCTAATAGAAGCTTGATCTCTTAACGCTTGAATCTCTTTCATTCGTTCTTCAACTCGTCTAGTTTGATCTAACTTGAGATCAGTTCTAGTTGCTGCTTCTACTACCCGAATACGC